CGTTGGCATCGTTTAACTTTCGTCGTGGGTAAGGAATGTCGTGGTAACTACGATAATTCGTTCAGCATCGCCCGTACCGTCATCGGGTACAGCGTCGAGCGTTCTCATGTTGATATCAACCATCCGGAAGGTAATGGAGCCCTCGGTCACACTAATGGCGAATGCCTCGGTAATGTCGTCGGCTACAGCCATTGCTTCCGCTACTGTCCCGGCGACGCAGGAGAAGTTGACCGACAGCGTGACCATGTTCGTGACGGTGTTCGTGGTCTGCGCCCATGCGGCAGAGGTGAACTCGTACACGACATACGGCAGCGGGTCGCCCTGCCGACGCCAGCGCGGCGACAACTCAGCCACGCCGATGCGCGTCTTTAGATAGTCGTACAGCGCTTCCGTAATGGTCTTCAGGCTTCTACTTGTTGCCACGTAAAGCCTCCTTAGCCGCTTGGAGGATGTAGTCGCGTAGGTTCTTCGTGATCTCGGGCAACATCCGCGACGCTACGGCGCGAGAACGAAACGCTCCCGGGATCTGCTTGGCTGTGGCGGTCTTTCGCGCCTCAGTGCGTCCCGAGCGCTCTGCGACGAACGTAGGCGCTGCCTCGCGTGCTGCGGCGAAGACTGCGCGTAGTTTCCCGGCGCGCTCTGAACGTGGCCCCGCCAGTGCCGCTGGTCGCTTCGCGGCGATGATCGCCTTGTAGTTCACTTGCTCTGCCTTGGCGTCCTTGCTGAAGTTGGCGTACGCCTTGGATCCCTTGGCGTAGTGCCGGAATCCACCTTCGAGCAAGTGCCAAATCTTTTGGCGCCCACTGGAGTTGCCCGCCTTCTTTCCGTACATGACGCCCACGCGCCCTGCCACTCCTGCTGACGCTTTACCGCCAGCGCGCCGGACGTCAACCATGGTTGCGTTGGCAATGTCTTGACGGCTCCAGGGATAGCCACGGTAGCTGGCAGACAACCAAGTCCGAGTGAGCGCCACGCGCACGGGCTGTAATGCTTTACGCATCGAGCGTTTCATGACGTTCTCGGCAACCTTGGGCCCAAGACGCGCAAGCGCCGTGCGGACGTTGCCGTCTACAAACTGCGTCTTCATTGTGATCTTGGTAGCCGTCACTCGGTTACCTCCGTCGCTTCCATCTCCAAGCGCCGGCGCTTCTGGTCACGATCAAAGCAGGCACGGATGTTGAACACGCGCTCGGTGCCGTTGTCCAGGTAAAGCAATCGGCTGTTCGTAGTCACCGCAGGATGCCAGGCGGCCAGGATGCGCCAATCGGATCGGGTGTTAACGCCGAGATCGTCTACGACTTCGTTTGTTCGTGCCGAGTCAATGTGGCAAGCAATCTTGGCGACACTCAGCCATGAGACTTCTGCCTGTCCAACGCTGTCGACGGTTCGCACGGGATTCTGTACCGTCATCGAAAGCCTCAACATTCCGGATGGGACGTGCCCAGCCATTATCCGATTCCCTTGCCCATCATGCCCGTTATGCGATCCCAGTAGGTGGAGTCGAGCGCGATGGTGTCATCACCACGGCTTGCCACATGGTGTGCCACGCGCTGGAGTAGCGCCATCTCCAGTAGTGGATTGAGCGCCGCGTTACCCGCTGTTACGGTCAGCGTCACTGGGTAGGTCAAGTTGTCGATGTCCATATCGACGTAGACCAAGCCATTGATTTGAATCTTTGCGCACGTGCCGGTGAGCGGCACCGTCGTGCTGTCGCTGTAGACGGCCGTAGTGCCCGCCAGGTCGCCTTGGCGCTCCAAACGGAGGTACAGACCGCCGTAGTTCGTCAAGGGCGCTGAGGGCACCCACTGCGTCCTGGTGACCGACTCCACGCACCACCCGGTGCGCTCTTCTAGTTCGCGTACGGCGGCAGACCAAGCAATGCCAATAGCCGGGTCATCCTCCGTGTGAGGAATGCGGGCCCAGTTGCGGAACTTTGCTAGGTCTAGAGCCATGGTTCCTCGCTGCAGGTGGGTAGGGCCGAAGCCCCACCCACCTGAAGGATGAGAGGATCATTACGCGATGTTGGACACGCGCAGTTGGACAAGCGCATCGCCGCGGGTGATGTTCGCATTAGCAAACGCCATCGCGGTGTACTTGACTTGGCCAGTGGTCGCCAAGGTGATGTCATCCCTCACCATGCCGATTCCTGCCCACTCCCGAATACTGTAGGACTCTCGGATGTCTCCAACCACTGCCATTACCGTCTTGGTAGTGCCAGCAGTTGCGACGTTCACCGGGATGTACGGCGTTACGTAGACCGGAAGACCCATGAGCGTGAACGGTGCTGCATTGCGAATGCCAGCATCAGCAGATGGAACAAACAACGGCACATTGTTGACGATGATGCCAGCGATCGCTGCGTAGACGTCTTGCGGGATAATCCATGCGCAGGATGGACTATTCCAGTAAGCCGCTGGCAGAATCTCGTAGCGCATCTTGGTCAGATTCGCAATCGTCACTGACGAATCCGAAGTTGCAGCAGTCACCTTTTGTGTGCGCAAATTGGTGTTAGTTGCGCAAGATGCACCAGTGCGAACGCCAGTGGTCGTGGTTGCAGGATCAAAGATGCCAGTTGGCATATTGGTGCCCGTGCCACCGATGAAAGCGAAGGCCTGATTCTTGCTCAACTTCTTCTGCAAGTCCATCATGACTTCGGCTTCCACGTCGAAGTTGGCTTGGCGCAAGAGAGTCTGCGAAACCTGCGTCGTAGGCGAACACAACTTCGGAGGCAACAGCACTTCCGCAAGTGCCATGTCGTTCACGACGGCGGTGCCACCTTCCGCGATCCACGAACCAGTGCCGCCACCGTAGGAAGCGCTGGTCTGCGTGTTGTAACGAAGCGAAGGGTAGCCGGTGACTCCACCGCGATAATCAGCCAACGAGCGCATGAAATCTTGAGCATCGAGGTACTTCAAGATCTCTGTCTCGTAGACAGCAGGCACCATGATTGTGCCAGCAGCGGTTGCGGGAGTGGTTGCGGTCGTGAGTGCGCGCACTTCAGGTGCAGCGCCACCCTTGAGCCAACCGATGAACTGGTCGCGGTACTTCTTGGTGTCGCGCTCTTCGCGGCCGAGTTCCATGTCGCGCTTGGCGATGATTTCGACTGCGCTTGAGGACGCGAAACGCTCGCGCATTTGCGCGGAACGGATCTCGGCTTCAACGGTTGCAAGTTCGTTAGCGACTTCATGGCCGCGAGCTTCAATCTCAACGGTCAGGGAATCTTGTGCGAGAATGGAATCGCGCTCTGCGGTGAGCGCCTTACGGCTTTCAAAGAGTTCGGACAGTTTCATGATGGCATCCTTAGTCGCAGACGAAGCCGGGCAATGCCCGACAGAAGGGTTCTTGCCTCGACGCGACTCTGCGGATACGCGCCTTCGGACACTACGGAAATTTCGATCAAACGAACTTGATTGAGCGTGCGTGTGTTGCCGCTCCAAGAATCTGAGATCACGTTGAAGCCAAAAGACATTTCGGAGAACACACCCGCGGTCACGAGCGATCTCGTAGAGCGCGCAAGCTCCGTATCTGGCAAGGTCACTGAAAATGCCAAACCGTGTGCGTCGCTGTTCAATTCAAGCAACCCGCTCTTGGTGTTGGCGAGTAGGTCGCGCGCATCGTGACCGACAAGCAGCGAGATGTTGGAGCGGAGCGAGTTGTCGAACGCGCCGCGGGCGACCTTCTCAGTGAATGGCTTGCCGCCGTTGATACCGCGCACGGTCAGTGGATGGCTTGGAGCGTCGTACACGCTGGCGTAGCCGCCGATCTTTTCGCCTTGCATACTGATCTTGGCGGTACGGATTTCAAGCAATGTCTTCACCTCCATCGATGTTCTCGGTGGCGTTGTCGCCTTGCATAGCGCTCATTCCGCCTGGCATGGACACACTCGGGATGTCGAACTGATCGCCGGCGATCGGAGGCAAGCCCATGCGCTTGCGACCGTCGTTCGCTGAGAGGATCCCGGCGAGGACAAGTTTCGACAGCGCCATGCCCGCATCGCGCATATTGCCGCGAAGCAGTACGTCGGTATCAAGCCTTGCGTGTTCGCCGGGCCCGCAGAGTTTGCGCGTGATCTCCGACTCCCACGCGGTTACCCATTGGGCGAGTGCGCCGTCAACGTAGGCGCGTGCAGTTTCGGATTGTGAGGACAGCGCCCCGCCGCCCTGCTGGTAAAGCATCTCGGGCGGTACGCCGAATGCGCGGGCGATCTCTTGGATAGAGAATCGGCGCGACTCCAAACTTGTGGTGGTTGATTCGGCGCTGATGCGTTCAGCCTTCATGCCCTCACGCAGGATCAACGGGCGCGATGCACCTTCCGCGGTTGCGTGCATGGTTTGCCAGGCGTCGCGGATTGCTTGAACCGTCTGATCGGACATCGCGCCCGGGTGAGAAATTGAAACCTTGCCGGTGCTACCGGTGCGGATCAGGCTCTTGTGGGCCGCGTCCTGGTCTGCCGCCAGTTCCATTGCGAACCGGCAAGACTCCATCGGCGACATGTACCAACTCGGCGACAGCGGATCCGGATAGCAGCCAAGGTGCAGCACCTGATCTGCCTTCAACAGATTTCCACCAAGTCGATACTGGACGCCCTCCTCCGTGAGTTCGACCGTCGATGTTCCGCTCGGAAGTGGCTGCAATTCGGCAACTGTGCCGGATGAATCACGGCGAATGAGTGCCACACCGTTACCAGAATCAAGCGCACACGTGGTCATGTAGCGCCGAAACTCGTAGCCCGACTGCCAGCGCGAGGCTTCCCGCGTCATCAACTGAGTGATCGGCGAGTCGACTACTTGGCCCTGCGAGTCAATTACGGAGAACGGAAGCCGCGCCAAGTCCGTGCTGATGAGGTTCATGGCACGAACGACAGCGGGTAAATGCTGTGGCGCTGGCGTTGCCAGTGGTTCCGGGCGTGCGTAGACAACCACGCCGCTTTTGAACCCGAAGAATCGTGCGAAGATGCTCACTGCAACGCATGGGACAAATGTGCCCCGCGTTGTCAAGCGATTATTTCAGACTTGCCACCTTAACCAATCGGGCAAGCGCTGGTGCTGAGTCCGGTCGACTCGCGCACCTGGTGATGTTCCATCAGAAGCGCTGCCATGTTGCCGGAGACGATCACGTCCATGTTGCCGGCGCTGCGTCCCTTCACTGGTCGCGTGTTGCCGACGTTGTCGCGAATCAGGCGCACGTTGTTGAGTCCCGACGCGAGTACCGGATCGATTTGGTAGCAAAGTTGCTTGGACTTCAGTAGATCGCCCCACAGTTTCCACGCTGGAGCCATCGTTCGGATGCTCTGATCGACCGGAATGATGGGCCAGCCGCGATCCTGCCATCGCTTTATGTCTCGCGCTTGCGCTGGATGCGGGTCTACGCCGATCTTTCGGACGTCGTAAAGCGTCATCAAGTGCTCAATTTCAGCCTCGACAATGCTCATATCCTGCCATTCGCCTGGCATTCGGCGCAGATGTCCTGCCTCAATCCACACCTGTAGCGGGTTCTTGCAGCGCTTTTCATCAAGCGCAATGTCTGTGCCCGCCCACCAGCACACGTTCCGCGCACGAATGATGCCGCCATCGACCACCATAATGGTGAGCGCCGTCAAATCGAGTTGACTGCCGTAGCCACCGCGGCTCAGGTCAAGGCCGATGACAGCCGGCGCGCCGCGCAAACGATCCCAGTCGCAGTCCACCATCTGCCGCTCCAGTACCGCGAGATCGATGTCCGTCGTTGCAATCTCGTGGTATCTGCACGCTAGCTGCGTCTCAAACTCGGCTATTTGAACCGGATCTCCGGTGTTTAGCATCGTCTGCGCGGCCAATTGCAACTGCGTCGGGTCGACAATGACGCCCAAACCTGGGTGCGCCTTCGCCCAAACAGCAGGATCGGAGGCCTGATCGTCGGCATCTAAGCCGTAAATCATGGGCCACCAGCCCGCCGGATACGGCGTTCCGTCAGTGATTGCGGCCTCGCAAGCCTGCCAGTAGCCCCAAATCGGGCGCGTCTTCTGCTCCGGATCGGGCGTTGTGATCGCCAACAGTTGCGAGGTGGCAAACTTGGCAAGCCCGGTCAGCAAGCGCCCAAACGCTTTGTCCATGCGCGCTGTCTCGTCCGCGACGATCAAGCGCGTAGTCAATCCGTCAAGCGCACGGTCGGTGCACGGCAAGGATATGTACCTATTGCCACCGTGGCGCACTCTGCCGGGATGCGCGGGCGTAGACCCACCCGAGGACGTCCACCCTTTCTCGTCTTTGTCTGAGTCATCTAGCGCCAGTGTGCGGCACATGGTCTGCATTCGCTCGAAAGTCTTCTGTGCCAAGCGCCCATCCGGCGCCACGCTTGAGAACTCCAGGCTAGTGCTGGTGTCGCGCATCGCTGCCATGATCATCGACGCCGCGAACTCCGTCTTCCCGTTGCCGCGGGCCACCACCAGCAGCAGCGCCTTGGTGGCGGGCGTGTCGGTCTTCACCTTGGCAATCACCCGCCGCCGCGCAAGCAAGATCATTGCCACCATGCACTGCCACGGCATCCACTCCAGTGGTTTGCCAGCGTCCTCTTCCACGCCCTGGCCACACTTGCGGGCGAACGCTCGGGCGTCCTCGGCGCGTGGTTCATCCCACCACACCTGGTGCGCCGCCGGCGCTTTGCGCTCGGCTAAGTAGCGCTTGCACGAGTCGACGATTCGCAGATTTGCGACGGCGCTGCCGCTGGCAATCGATTCGGCGTAGGCGTCGGCTAGGTCGGCGCATAACGGCGGTCGTTTCAGGTGTTTACGTCTTGCGTCTGTCTTCGTGGTCGCCGTATCATT